CCGAAAGTCGGACAACGTTGTTTGCGCAGTTTGGTAACCACATTAGTGAGCTCACGGCTGCCCAGAACAGAGGTAGCTGCAGCCTGGGCTTGTAAGGCCGCGTAGGTCGTAGCCGCACCTGCGTAGTATTTCGTGAAAGCTGTCGGCTCCTCAGTCGTCCCGTTTATACAGGCATCACGTATTAAGCCATCTGCCCAGAGCGCGGCTTCCTCGCCAAACTTGGTCATAAGCGCGTCACCCGTATTTAAGAATTCGGTCTCATCCACAATATCAGAGACCTGGGCGTAGCCTCCGTACTGCATGAGAGTGCGGGTAATGTACTCAAATATCAGCTTGTAAGGCGCATTGGAGGGCGGCTGACCCTCAGCCAGCGTGATTACGTTAGCGATATTGGCCACAGGCGGCCGGAACATGCGGATTGTCTTTGAACCCTGGTGCGCCGGGATCTCGACCTGGTAAGCCAGGTCATAGAGCTGGAGCGTATCAATCTGGTGCTCCAGTAAGGTTTTAGAAAAATAGATCCTATACTCAGAGGCCTTGTCAGTAGTGGTGACAGCCCCGTAAACCGGAGGAGGCATTTGTTTGTTCCCCTATTAGCCCCAAAGCTTTATTGAGCTGCTGAGCGTTTCAGGTGCTCGCGCATTTCCTTGGTCGAGAGACTAGCGAAGTCCTTACCCCTAAACTCACCTATTGCTCGACCACCGGTTGCACCACCCCCAATACCCAAAAGCCCATTAAGCCTGGTAATCTCGTTTTTTAGTTTCTGGTTCTCGCCCCTCGCCGTACCTAAATCGGCCTGGGCAATTGCCAGTCGAGCACTGTGATAGGCAGCTATAATTCCACGGGGGTGCTGGCGATATAAGGCTCCATCAGGCCCATTCATAATCGCCCGCAGAACCTTATCTAAGCGTGTCCCTTCGCGTTGAAACTCGGGGTCAACCTGATAAAGCTCCTTCTCAGCACCTTCCCACTGGCGGATAAACTCTTGACTACCGCTAGCCGGGAGCTCGAGAGTTTGCTTCTGGCTGGCCTCGATTTCTTCCAGACGCTGGATCTCAGCGTCGGCCTTCTCGACCAGATCAAAGTTACCCTCTTTCTCCCAAGTCTTACGGTAGGCCTTGAGCTCTTTAAGCGTATAAGGTGGCTCTTTAGCACGCCGTGCCTGCTCCTCAAAAGCTCGCCTCTCTTCGGCAAACTTGGTGCGAGTAGCCTCAAACTCAGCCCGCTCAGCCTCGAATGCTTTCCTTTGGCGCTTAGTCCGCTCGTAACGGCTTTCCTTCTTCTCTCCGTGTTCCTGCTGCCGCTCTTCTTGCCCGTCAGTGGTATCTGCCTGGCTCTCGGCCTCGGGTATTTTTTCCTCCGGCTTCTGGTCAGGCTCTGGCTCTGCAGGCTTTGGTTCTTCCCCAGATTCAGGCGCTAGCGCTGGCTCTGGCTCACCAAGCTCCGGTGGGCTCGGGTTTTGCTCTAAGACGTTCCAGCTATTGGATGCGCGCCCTCCAGGGCCACTCCTGACAGCCACCACTTCAGGCATTATCTAGCTCCGTGCTCTCTTTAATTAGGAGCAATCATGCCACCGCCGCCAATTGCCCCTTGCCACCCTTGCTCCACATCTTTAGGCGGCTGCCCTGGCAGCGTTTGGCTTTCACCTGGTGCATATTCACTCGCCGCACTCGGCAAACTCTGCGCCAATCTGAAAACCAAGCCCAGGCAATCGCAGAACCCGCGGGCATAACCACTAGCGCTCACAGCCTGAATAGCCGGGCCGTAAACAGACTTAAAGGAGACATCCGCGGCCGCTTCCCTGAGCTTTAGAATAAACCTCTTACCACAGCCAGTTTTGAGAAACAAGTCTAACCCTTGAGAATCTTCGTCAGTCCAAGGTAAGCGTTTGTAGATCGGCTGTTTCACATACAGTGCGATCAGTATACGCCAGAAAAAGCGCATCTAGCGCTTTTCCTTTATGCTATCTAGCGTTGCGGTTGGGAACATCTTGTGAAATGAGCGCTCAGCCAAGCCCTCAGTCTTCGCATCGATTGTGACTGTCTGTGGCTCCTTGGCGCTTTTGCCTGCCAAGTGATACTCGACGATAAAAGGCCGAGCGAGCACTAGGCCCGCACTCAAGAGAACCAGCGAAATAACCAGCCTTTTCATTCAGAGTTTCCCTCCACTTTTAGCCAGTTCGGCCATAACCGCCTTCAAAAGAAATTCGTTCATGGCCACCGAGTCGCCCATATCGCTCGAATAACCTAACTCCTTAGCCAGCGCTTCCCGGGCGGCATGACTCGAGTCGTGCCCAACCAGTTTGAGCAAGTCCACAATCGAGTGCTGCCAGTCCAGTTTCTCAGGGCTCTGGCTGGCGATCTTAGAAAGCAGCGCTTGCACATCCACACTAGCTGCCTGGCCGGCGGCTTGCGCAGCACTTGTTGCGACACTGCCCACTGTTTTCCCAGGAGCACTTGGCGGCTCAGTCCCAGCTGGTCCGGTTGGTGTCTCTTGTTGGGTGACCGGCTTTTGGGTTTGCGCCAGTGGATGGCTGAATATGGCTTTAGCTATTGAATCAATGAGTCCCATAATTTGGCTCCTTTCTTGGTGCTTGAATTGGCAGATGCGCCATAGGGCTCCCCAGCTTCCGCAAACGCCTGTAGTGTGCGTTACACAGGCCCTTGCCTACCGCTGGCCGCTCGCATCCGCTAATCCGACACCTTTTCCATTTACTCATCGGATAGAAGGCCGCCCACGGCTCGCAGAGACCACACCACCACCCGGTGGAGTGACCGCAGGCGGCCCACTAGCGGGAATCGGAGGAGCCGGCGCACCTGGAGTCGGCACAACTCCCGGCGGCCCACCATTAGGCCCTGGCACCATCGCGGCAGCTGCTCCGCGGCTTGGTCCAGAGGCTGGCGCGTTTACCGGGCCCGGAGGGACACCTGGAGGCAGTGCTTGACCCATTTGCTTCTGAGTTTGGTTAATCTTAGTGGCAAATTGCGCAATCTGGGTCCCGTACCGCTTCATGTAGTCGGCATTCTGGCGCGCGGCCTGCACATGGGCTAACCCGTGATTCATCATCAGTGGCAACCGGTCTGGCGGGATCCCGCCCGGGCGCTGCATCTGGTCCCGGACGAAAGCATCCAAAACCTGCAGATGCGTCAGGTGCTCGTCGTTGGGAAGAATCGGGGCCGGGTAACCACTGGAGAGTAGCACATTCTCGGTAGCCTGGCGTGTCATCTGGTCCTGCTGGGCCAGCTGAGGCGGCACATAGAGCTGGTTTATCCACTGGCTATCCATTAGCTCAATAATCTTGCAATCGATCTCGTTTACCTTGAGCCAGGGCGCACCCTGGGCTAGCGCCCGCAGCTGGATCAGCTTTTGGATATCGCGCTCGCGACTGTAGCCGTCCGCGCTACCGTTTGGCGTCAATACATAGCAGTCATCCAGAGCCGCATCCGGTAGCGTTACGCGCTCCCCACGCCAGAAATAATCCAGGTCCTCAGCCTTGTACTGGAGCAGTATCTTCCAGGCCTGCTCGTAAACCTCGGTCATGGCACTCTTGATGATCCGGGCCCGCAAATCATTAGACTGCTGCATCACCGTGGCAATCGCATTGGTCTCAGTTGCCGTACGCGGCATCTGCATCTGGTTATCTTGGCCAACCCCGAAATCTGGGATCCCAATACGCTGCTCGGCCATCGAGCGTGTGCTCTGCATCTCCTCGTCGAAGGAGACCGGAGGCGGTGGCTGCTGCACAACCTGCAGAATCGTGTCGTAGACCTCTCCCGGTGCCCAGCGGATGTTTTGAGCGTTAATGCTTCCCCCTTGCGTTGCTAAAACCGGACGATTGGCAATCGACATGAAATCCAGTTTCTCGTTCCACATCTTGGTCGCACTCTGTTCAAACATCTGCACCAGTTCCATCACCCCTCTGGACATGTACCAGTCGCCTTCGGTCAGCTCGTAGGGGATCCGTACGAAGGGGTAAAGTTTGTGTTGGTAAGGAAGCTTAAAGGGACTACGTAGCTCCTCATCCGGATCTACGGGGCTATAGGTGTGGACTCGAATCGAACCGTCTGTCTCCTTGACATAAGTCTCCCAGACAATGATTACGTCCCCGATCTGACTCCAGGTTAGACCCTCTTGGCTGTACTTTAACTGGGCATAGGCCGGATTTGGCTTCGTCCCGCGGCCCTGGATCTGGTCAAGAAGTGTCTCATCGGCATTTAAGCCACGCTTAGCAGCCGCACGCTTGTACTGCTCGCGCGAATAGCACATAACGTGCGTAATCCGATCTGCATCCTGGGTTGCCTCAGTCGTTGGTGGCACCACGATGTAAAAGGGCAGTACCGAGCAGAAACCAACTTGGGCCTTATCCACGTCCCAGTAAATCTTTAAGACACCCAAGCCATTCTGCAGATCGCTATCAATGGCGTAAATGCACTGAGTCGGGAAATTGCTTTTCTCTCTGACTTGGTAATTGAACCACTGGGCAACTGAGTCAGTAAATGAATCGCCCTGATCGCTTAGGGAATAGAAACTGGCCAGGAGCTCAGGACCAAATACCCACTGCAGGAAGTAGGCCTTGAGCTTGTTTATAATCGTGTCACCTACCGGCACGTGGAGATCACTGGCTAGCGGCCAGGGCTTGCTAATCCGGCGGAGCCCGAAATTGCGCATCCGAGTCCAGACAAGCTGGCGGTTTTCCCAGGGGAGTCTCGTGCGCAGATCTTGGATTACCTCACCATAGATGTCGTTAGCCATATGGCTCTAAAGAAAGGATAGGCTTGCTGGGGCACAACGGCGTTGCCGAGAGCTTTAAGGCGGTGTGATCGATTGGGAACCCCATCAGTTCTTCGACAAAGCGGGGGTTGAGTGAGCCGTTTAAAGTCTCTGAATCCACCATTTGCTTCAACTTCTTCCTGGCTCCCCTCCCGCCCCACTTGCACAAGGCTGCTCCGCCAGTGTCGGTTATCGCTGTCGGCGTCGGCCAGAGCTTCTTCACCGCTTCTCGCAGATCGATCTGACGTTTCCTGCCATCCGGATGCGCCCCGGTCAACGTCGTTTCCGGCGGGTTGACTCTGCCGCCATTGGGAATAGTCGGAGTGGGCAATAAACGATTCAAAGTCTGCTTGACTCCCTTCGTATGCGCGTTGGGTCCCGAATTCCACTTTGCCGTTATGGCATCCAATAATGAAGACTCTGTATCGTCTGTGCTTGGCTCCAACTGAGTTAGCTGGAACCCGGAACAGCCGAACCTCGTAGGTAAGTGAGTCCAGACGTAGCAGTACTCCGCTGAATTCGTCCAGAGTGAGGATGCCATCAGGATTTTCGAAAATCGTCCAAGCGGGCTGGACACTTCCAACAACATCGAGCACTGCGTCCCAGAGCCAGCGGTCATCGCTCGCGCCTCGTCGCTTCCCGGCAAGGGAAGCCGGCTGGCAGGGGACGCCGGCCGAGAGGACTGTAACGCTTCCGCAAAGCCCGGAAAAATCTGCTCTTCGTAAGTCGCCATAGTTAATAACATCAGGCCAATGTCTCGCTAACACCTTGCAGCAGTACGGCTCAATTTCAGAGTGCCCAATTGTCTTAAACCCTGCCCACTCTGCCGCAATCGTGAATCCGCCGATCCCGCTGCACAGGTCAAGATGGGTCACAGCGTGATCACCGTTGGCGTAAATGGACGCGCCTCTAGCTTGGCAATCACACAGCTTCCATCGGCATACTTACCCATAATCGTATTGGGCGTATTCCAGCTATAGGCAATTGTCCCTTGCGTACCGGACCGGTTGCCAAATAGTGCCGTAAATAGGGCATCGACCGTTGTATTGGCTGCAATCACTGTCCCTGGTGTCTGGGCTGGCATTGAGGCTAGGGCTTGGGTTCAATCTCCGTGCGGAGCAAATTCTGGAAAGACCTCATCCATGACTTTATCCCAACAATCATCACACCACTGGTAGGGATCGGTCTCATCGATCTCGATTTCTTTACCACAGTCTTGACAAGACTTTTTTATGGCTTTGGCTCTTCGGTTGTAGCGAAAGACCCCACTATGGGCGCTTCGTGCTCTTTAACTTCCATGACCGCCGCTGTAGTGCTAATCTGACGTTCTTCGATCCTTTTGAGAGTAGCTAGGACTTCACCTAGCGAATTAATAATCTGGGTGATCGGATAGTTGGGATCTGAAACGGATGTATTAGGCATAGGCTTATCGCTTTTGAGCTGCGGCTGCGACTTCCCCAGCTCGTTTCTCGGCTGCGGCCTGCTCTTCGTCTTTGGCTTTTTTGGCTTTCTTAAATTCCTCGTTTAAGGTCTTTTTTTCCTCTTCAGTCCCAGGCAATGTGCCAACTCCACCCAGATCACCGCGCCGAACCTCAAAGCGAGCTGTAATCAAGCTATTGTCCGGGTAGCGGATCGTAACCGAGTTAATCGTGCCGTGCGTCACCGCCACCGGCTCACCGATTCCCTCAGCGATAAAAAACATCTTCTTGGCGATATCACTCAGACCGTCATTAGCGCCAAACTCCGGCTCCTTTGGCTCTGGCTCCTTGGGTTGTTGTTGCTGCTGCTGCTGCTCTTGTTCATCAGCCATAGTGTTGCCTTTCTTAGACTTCGGACGGATATCTTTAGCGACATCACTCCAGGCAAACTCAGGCGTTGCCTTGGATGTCGCTTTCTTGGGTTGCTTGGCTGGCGGTTGCTTGGATCCCACCAGCTTTTGAGGCCGCCGCATGACGGGTGTCTAGTTTACACCAGTAAGAGCTTGTCGTACAGAGGTTACTGCTCAATTTCTTTTTGTCCAATGGTCATCCAGTCCAACCACCTGAAATGCGGACGCGCTTTAAACCGCGCTGTAGCATTGATATTCGCTCCCTTAGCTCATCGTAGCTCCGCCAATGATAAGCGTCGTCAGCTTCAAACAGGTAAACGCCATCCTCCCTACCGGCATAACCCACAATCTCACCTAACTGTGGCCCAAAATCCGCTTTATCGGTTTGGATTTCACCTTTCCCAGCCATAGGACCACCGACAAACTCAATAGACAGAATTCTCATTTTTCATCCGGTCCAGCCTCCCAGCTCCCGAATCAGCTTCTGCTCGGCTGACTCGCTTAAACCCGCGCTAGGTACGAGATCTCGATCCAATCGTTCCCAGGGATCCAGCTCCTTGGGTGCAACGTACTTGAGCCAGCTTCCGACCTGAATCCCAAATACCCCGCAAACCGCATCAGCCCGGTCAGGACTCACTAGCCCGCGCTTGCGCATGTCCTCCTTGGACTCAACTCCCATCCGGGCACGCGAGTCGTAGGTGGCGTTTCTAGTGGTAAGCTGGCTAATGAGCACCGGGTCATCCATTAGCACCATCTCCGCACGATTGACAAGCAACCCGAACTGGTACCAAATCTCCGCACCTCTGGAGGTATAAATATCATCTCGGATGGCTGGTTCCCCGAACGAAAACCGGTTAATCGGCCAGCCCAAGGAAGCCAGCATGTCAATCATCATCTGACCCCCGCCGCCGTTATCACCCCAGATCTGCTGCGCTTTAAGTCCGTACTTCCTGAACTCCATGACAAACCGACCCACTCCAGCGACAGTATCGCGCTCATGCCAGCAAACCAGACGCTCAAGCTTATTGCCGCGGCGAATGGCAATTACGTTTTCTGCACTGCCACCCGCAAAATCACAAAAGGCCACTGCCTCGTTGACCAGACGGGCGTTCGGTGGGTTCTCGATCAGGTGTCTAAGCCGCTGGTAATCGACCAGAAAGCTCGTTTCCTGGTCGTAATCCATGAATTCGCCATAGAGCGTTGAGCGGGTCAGCGGATGGTCTTCGCCATAGGTCAGTTCGACATCCCGGATCCGTTCCTCTGATACATGCGGACACTCCTTTAGGCCCACCTCAAAGGTCACAAACTGGGAGCGGTTCTTGGTGAATGCATCGTAGAAACGGCCAGCCTTTAGCCCCGGGGAACTGATCAGCAAAAGCACTGTGTAGCTGCAACGGTCCAGGGCCTCGAATATGCCTTGTTCGACCGACTTAGCCTCATCGACAATGATTAGGACCGGCGAACCTTCCCTAGCGTGGTGACCCTCAGCGCGCCGCGGCTCGTCAGTGGTAAAGGCCAGGCAGAAACCGTCTTTAGGTGTGCGAATACTCCGGCTTAAGAACTCCCAAGCCGGAAATTTCCCGGAATGAGCGCGGAGTGCCGGCATAAGCTGGCTATCAAGCTGCTTAGCGTCGGCCGTTGTAACGATCACCCGTCCAGCCGGATAACGGTTGAGCCAATTGAGAACCGAGAGAGCAACAATGCGCTCGGTTTTCCCAGAACCATTGGGAGCAACCAAGGCAATCTTGACTCGAGTGCGCTCGCTCCCGGCGTCAACGACATCGGCGGCCTGGGCCTGCCACTCGTAGAGTGGCATGGTCAACCCTTCCTCGGCAAAGCTCACCACATCGCTATAGCTTTCGGTTTTTTCCATGCCTAATCGGTCTACCTCGGGAATCAAGGTTACGCTCAGCGTTTAGCCTACCGCCAACCTCAAGAATACTAGCGAGAAAATCGAACGGACCGTCTGAGCGTAATGCTTCCAAGAATCGTCGAACAACCTCCTTCTGGAGCTGCCTTGGCACTCGAGTTTTTCCCCAAGTTAACTTTACCAACTCCTCATCAGAAAGCTCTGCTGGATTAACGCGCGTCTGCCTGTCCATTTTCGTCCCCATTTGTGTGCTGTTTGTCTAACAACTCGAGGCTCTTAGCGCGAAGCCCTTCATGTCGGATTGCCAGCACCTTGGCCCGCTCAGGGCCCAGGATAACCACGTTTGTCGGACCAGCGTCTACATTCTGCACAATAGACAGCTGAGTAGACGGTGGCCCGAAATCGCGCGCTTCGGTACGCTCGAGCAACCAGGCACTGGCCATCCAGTTGCGTTTGGAATGTTTATCGATATTGCCAACATGCTTCTGGACAAACTCGGCCCGAGCGGCCTCGAGTTCCCGGGCAAAAAGCGGGTCACTATCACGCCAGGCTTTAAGGGTATGCTGGTCAATTCCAGCCAATTTCGAGGCAAAAGTCTGGTTTAATCCGTTGCGGATCGCTTCTAGCAAGACTCGAGTTGTTGCTGGATGTTTCTTACTCATTAAAGCGTAAAAACTCTAAGCCAGTCTACTACCAGTCTACAGTAGACTGTCTACTGGACGCCTACTAGACAGTCTACAGTCTAGTCTACAAGTACTTTCTTATAGTAGACTAGACTGTAGACTGGAGGCGTTTTTAGCCCAAAAACACAGTTCCATTTTTCCGATCAAATCTGAGCAGGTGTTTGAACTTGCCATTAGGCGTAAAAACTCTGAAAGCCCAGGCCCGTTTGCAGCCGGTGGCCTGCATTAGGGCCTTAACGGCCTTAAATGGTTTAAGTGGTCCATTGGCCAGCACAGTACAAATTGCATCCTCGTTAACCAAATCTGCATTCTCGCGTTCTCTCTGGCTTTGGGGCCGGTCCCAGCTATCCCAATCAAAGTCCTCGACTATCGGCCACTGACCACTTGAGCGCCTGAAAGCCCCGCGCGGGGCTAGGGCGCCATCATTATTTTTGCAATTAGTCACAATAACGCGCTCCTCGGTTACGGACTCAGTAGCATGCTGCAATATCCAGATTGAGCGCGGGATAGAAGAAAGGACATAAGAACCGGCCAGGAGATTCATGAGGCCACGTCCCGTTGAACGCTCACCTGGGAGTGGTTTTCTGGTATGGGCAACGATACCGATAGCTGGGGAGTGATCGGTTGAACCGATCACATTACGAATAAGCTCGAAAGACTCGAGGTAATCGTGGGCTTTATCGTCATGGGCTACAGCGTTCCAAGGATCAATGAGAATAAGGTCGGGTTCAAACTGGGCAATAATACGAGCTAGGTCACGGCGAAAGATGACCTGGTTAAAGGCCAGCCCCAGTGGAGGCGGATTAGTAACGCGCACCAGATGTTCGACTCTGGGGTCAAGCTGAGCGTACTCGAATTTAAGGCGCAACCGGCCATTTTCGCTCTGGATAATGAGAGTTTTAAAGATGGCTTTAGGTGCGAGTCCAAACCAGGAGAAACCACAGGCACCGGCTTCGGCCAGAGCGAGTGCTGCGCGCGATTTACCTACCCCTGGGGGCCCACCCAGGACAAAAACGCTACCCTTAACGATATGGTAATCACCCAGGAGCATGGCACCGGTGGGCGGGCTATAGAGTTTAGACTGGCTCTGACTAATAGCTTCAATAGAGGAGGGTTGAACCCGCAAACTAGCTTCTAATCGCCGCTGGATCGAGGCAAACCGCTCGGTTAGGTCCGGGCCGACCTCAGTATGGGTATCAGCCAGTTCTTTAAGCAGCTCAGAAC